TTCGGCACGTTCTTCAGTATCGAAAGGGCCAATGTACTCTGCAGAATCTAACTCTTTAGACCAGAACTTAACGTAGGTTTCAGTCATCAGGTTTCAGTGGTGATACTACTAGGACACTTTGGAGGTGAGTAACTTTATCTGTAGGGGTCTTATGTTACACTTTCAAAAAAACCTGCAATTTCACTGCGGCAGATGACCTATGACGCCTGTAGAGTGAAATTGCAGAAAAATCATGTTTTTGCTCTAGTGGTGGACAGGGTTCTCAGTGAGACGCAAGTGAGAATCACAGGGTCTGCCAGGGTTGTGCTTCAGACAGGTTAGAATACTTTTTCTTCAGATACTTCTGGAGAATAGTATCAATAACTGGATACCACTGTTCTTTATTATTTAAGTGTGCAAGTCCTCGTGCATCGTTGAGAAAGAACAGAATACAGTTCTCTTCATCTTGCGTGAGATTGAGACGATTGATGACAGTCATTTTGCAGGTTGTAGATTGTATTTGTTATAGAGAAGATGTGACACTTGCTCACGATCATAACTGTCACCGCAGAAAGGAACCTCTCTGATCTTAGCAATTCGCATCACATCTTGAGTTGCTTTGCGAACCACAGTGCGATTGATTCCCGCGATAGGATACAATCCATCAGTACCATAGAACGACATACAATAGTCGATGAAATGGTTGATGAAATCTTTAGAGAAAGTTGCAGTCATTTCAGTATGTTTTTTTGGAGTTTTGTTGACGTTGAGAATCAGAATCTTCCTTAAATGGTTTATACTCTGGATGAGCATTTTCCCACTTTTTCAGTTCATCATTCCATTCTTCTTGCTTTAACACATTGTCCCAGAAGTTGTTGTAGTTCATTTCAGTTTTTGATAGTGTTTCCAACAGTCATACCAGCAATGAAGGCATCTTGAAGTGCTTTCTTGATTGACCAGACGGCAACATCGTGGAAATCTAAATCATCACTCCTGCGAGTTTCCAGAGTTTCCAAACCAACGATGTTGTCTTTAGCAATCTTTTCAATCAAACGATTGAAGTCTTCTTTCAGAGTAGTCATTTCAGTTACCTTCAGCAATTTGGTTGAGAATGTGACGGGCAAACTTCATAAACCCATAGGGACTTACACCTTCACATTCATAGAAGTCCAGCATATCTGACCCATTGTAAGTATTAACAATCAGCAGACAAGCATCATACAGTGCGGCAAGATGTTCCTCTTTAGAGTGAAACTGAATGGCATTGTAAGTGGGCATTGTCATAATCAAACCAGAGAAAGTTCAGGAGCGGGTTCTACTTTTAATGTGCCAAGTCGGTTGCAAGTGATACTCACAGCGTGAGCAGGAGCACCGAGTTCATCAACAACTTCCCACCAATCTTCACCTTCTTCAATAACAACATATCCGAAAGTTCCAGGTTGTGAGAGTTGACGACGACCACACTGTTTTGCATCATTTACATCATCAAATCGTTGCTTACGATTAAACCAACCGTTTCGTGCAACATCATTAGAAGGACCGAAAGTAATGCAGAGAAAGTTAGACATCAGTAGGTTTCTTTGAGGTTTTGTTGACGTTGGGAGTTAGTATCTTCCTTAAATGGTTTATACTCTGGATGAGCATTTTCCCACTTAATTAGTTCATCAATCCAAGATGATTGTTCTTTGGGTTCAGCGATTGCAGAGTTTAAGATCACCAAGTTGGACTTCTTCATACCAAACATAATCATACTCTTCCTCAAGAACATTAAGACGAACTTCGGCATCTTGTTGATTATCATACAATCCACCGACATAACTTTCGGGTTCTCCACCATTCTCATAGCGGACAAGATAAAGAGTGTTCATTGTGGTTCAGTTAGCGGGTTCAGTAATCCAAATCGCACGGTCAGTTCCCATAGAGAACTGATTGTCCCAAATGAAATGAGTTGCTTGCTGATTGCTCATCTGAAACTCATTCATCAGGAAGTTTAGTGCTTCCTTGAATGTTTGGAATCGGTGTGTGGTTCTCATACTATAGACGCACTTTCAGGGGCCCAGTTCACCACTGTTTTGCAATCGTAAAGTTCAGTCTGCTAAACTCTTCACGGTTTACGATCTTGTAGGTGCCGTAATCATTGTGCATCACATAACCTTCGTGATCGCTCAATTCTCCACCAATTTCACACGAAATCTCAGTGTCACACTCAATGAAGCAGAACAAATCCATCTTGATGGATTCAACCAACTTCCAAAGTCGCATTAGGTTGATGTCAACATCGTAATTTTGTGCAATTTCGTGCTCATCCACCTCTTTACCCTCACGGATGTAGGAATTGATGATTTTTTTGAGTTCTTTCGCTTGTTTATCACTCACAAACTCACAAAGAGTGCTCATTTGTTTAGCAAACTTGCAGAAGTCCTCAATATCATCCAGATGCGGACAGATTTCCGCCTCAGGTTGTACCCATTTCACATCCAGAGTATCCACAAACTGTTTGGTGGTAGGTTGTGCGATAGCATTGCGAAGATCGTCCTCACAGATATACTCAGTGTGAGGTGCAACGATTACACTTTGCTCAATGACTTCAGGAAACTTATAGGTAATCGTGTTGGGACGGTAGGTATCATCGCCACCAAACCCAATGAAATCACCTTGATAGATGAATTGGGTACGGGGAAGACTATCAAAACAAGCGTGAAGAATTGATGCTACTTTACCTTCATGGTTTGCATCAATCTCTTCGTGAGAATGATTGATTTTGATTTTAACTTTGTTGAACACAGATTTGGTGCCCACAAAGAACTTACCATTGGCAGGATTGCGACCCCACACAATAGCAGGCGCTCCATCAATCTTGACAGAAACCTTAGACGGAGCAGTAAACCAATCCAGCACCGATAGATCACCAGTCAGGATAGAATCTTCGGGGTGTTCAATGTGCTTATTCTGCATCGTTTGCTTGCTCATACTATAGGCGCACTTTCAGGGGCCCAGTTACATTGATAATAAAAAAGACACCGTTATAGGTGTCTCAAATGTTTCTCAAACTGCTACACGACGAGCAATCAGTTGTTGATACTTTTCAGTGATAAAATCAACAGTCTGCTTCACATAAGGAGAAACAGTTTGAGTAAACTTCACCACATCTTCACGAAGTTTGTTAACTTCATACTGGTGAATCTGCCAACGAACCTTAATGTCTTGCAGATATTGCTGACGAGTGATAAGAACTTCAGGAACTTTCACTTCGGGAGCAACAACAACAGCATCAGCGGGTTGTTTGCGAGCGCGAGGCATAGAGACCATTCAACTTACACTATAGACGCACTTTCAGGGGCCCAATATCAGTCAATCGGTAACTGTGCCACACTCTTACCTTTCTTCAGGTCTGTAATATACTTTCGTGCTGATGCTTCCGTTCTACAAACTTTATCAAGTTGCTGCCCATTGTGAATGATAATATATCCTTTGTTGCTATAAGGAATGGCAGCGTATTCGCCATTCTTACCGACTATAAATCCTTCCATCATTCAATAGACTGCGATGAGTTCATTTGCTTTCTTTCGACTAGTACCTTTTGCAGCAACAGTTCTTGTTACTTGAATCGGATAAATTGTGGCACTCTTGTATAATTCCCGTGTGACGGGAACATCATGATTTGATACGATAACTTTGATACCTTTCGATGCTAGAGATTCTGCGAGTTGTGCTAGTTGAACTTGTTGGTCATGAGTAAATCCATCGGTTGCATAGCTTGTAAAGTTTGCGGTATCTGATGCAGGAACATACGGAGGGTCAAAGTACACAACATCACCACTCTCAAGGTCTTCATAAAGCGAAGAATCTTCAAATGAAAGTGATGTAAACCTCACCAGTTGCTTTGTGAGAAAGAACATGCGGAAGTTGTGCATATCTTGCGATGGACAAGTTGGTTTGTCATACTTACCAAAAGGAACGTTGAATTGCCCTTTGCTATTATAACGTGACAGACCATTAAAGCAATGACGATTCAAATAAATGAACAATCTTGCTCTCTCTTTATAATCAGTTGCACGATTAAAGTGTTCACGAAATTCTAGATATGCTTCCTTAGTATTATTCTCAGGAGTGAACAGTTCCTCACAATAAGCAACAAAACTATCATCGTTTGGATTAACCAAGTTACGATAGATTGCCACCAAATCTTTATTCACATCGTTGAGAATATATTGCTCTGCTGGTGTATTCAATGCCACAGACAAACTACCACCAAAGGGTTCACAGTACCTCTTTGGATTACCAATATGTGGAGCAAGATGAGGCAGAACCCTATACTTATTACCCGCCCATTTGAGGAATGGTTTGTTCATGAATCCATGCGAAGTCTTTGCCATTCTAGTTCAGATTGGAGAAAAAGTCCAGTAACAATGCTATACTTTCAAAAAAATCGTGATTTTGGTTGCGATGGATGGGTTCTAGGTCGGTTGCAGTAGAATTGCAAAAAAATCAGGATTTGACCCCTGATGGGAACAGGGTTCTCAGTGAGACTCAACGCCTCACCACGCTCACAGCTGCCTCGCCCTTCTGAAAGACAGTATCAACAACTGCCTGCACACTGCGAGCGGTAGCAATACCAACCTGAGAATACACAGGAATACAAACCAGACCAAACGATTTTGTATATTGACTGAGGTTTCCAGGTTGAATAGCACCATCGCGCAGTTTCTTAGCATCATCGTGATGCAAACGGATGCAGCGTCCGATAGTTTGACTGATGCCAATGTAGTCCATGTTGCGCATAAACAACACTGCCTCAAGTCCGCTCACATTGATACCCTCAGCGAGGATGCTGTGATGTAGCACAACGAACTTCTTAGAGTTATCCTTACCCCAAGCGGAGAGAGTGTCAAAGAACACTTCACGATTGACTTTCTTGCCATCAATCACAGCTCCAGTCTTGGCAGTAATGAACATCCAAGAATAACCACGCTGTTCCAGTTCGTCACAGAAATCAGTTTCAGACACAAGAGAAACAATTTGCTTGGTTGCCTTAGCACAAATCAGAATCTTACCGACGTTGTTCTCATCAATCGTTTCCAGCAGATTCTCAGCATCGCGGTCGAAGTTGGTCTGCTTACCCTTCACCATCGGCAGTTGCTTGACGATAACTTTAGGTGGCACAATGTACCCACCTTCAACAAGTTCGGGAGCAGGAACTTTGCAGATGACCTGACCATAAACCTCAGGCATATTCATCCCAGGTTTACCCACAGTCACAGAATGTTTGGGAGTTGCAGTAAAGAAATAGCAACGGCGTGCATTAGCAGCAAAGTGCTCAGTTGCAGGGAAAAAGTGACGCTGAACGCTGTTATGTGCTTCGTCAAAGTAGATGGTATCCACATCAACTCCAGTACGCTCAAGGCGAGACAGGGAGTGATAGGTTGTGATAATCAACTTGTGACGAGACTTATTGTTCTCCACCCACTGACGAATCATACCAGGACGAGTAGAAGATTCGTGATGAGTTTCTCCACTGTGAATATGAAACACAGCAGCGTTAGTGATAAACTCTAGGAACTCTGCAGAGAGTTGCTCAGCAAGCAGAATACGAGGAGCAACAACAACAATGGTCTGAGGAGTTTCTGACTGCAACTCGCGCAGAGCATCATAGATCATCTTCAGCGTCTTGCCTCCACCAGTGGGAACAATCACTTGACCTTTGTTGTGCTTTTGCATAGCAGCAACAGCACGTTCTTGATGGGGACGGAGTTGGATTTGCATTATGAATGTTGTTATACTATAGGTGCAGTTTCAGGGGCCCAATATCAGTCGTCTTTCATTCCCATACCAATGAGAATACATAAGATGATTGCAACAGGAATAGCAATATACCAGTAAGTTACGACTAAGTAAAGAACAAATCCAATCGCACCTAAGATAAGCAATCCACTAGCAGATTCTGAGTCAATACTAGAACCTCCACCAGACCTAACTTCTCTCAAGTTAGTGATTTGTTCTGCTCCATATACTCTCTCAAGTTGTTGCTTTGCTCCAACAGATGTTGCTGCTTCAACCTCAAGAGTTTGTCTTCCTGCGCTAGAACCCAACCAGCACTCAGCTCTCCACGTTGCCATAATAATCAGTTCTTAATTGTTTTGTAGTTGTTAAGTTCGTCAATTACACTTTGCATTGTAGCACGACTGTATCCATTTGCATAGTATGGAGACTTCTCAGTTTGATTCGAATCACCATCAACATTTAGACACACATCAATACCTTGTTGGAGGTTTTTGACGATACGCTCATAAACTTTTACGGGAATCTCAATGTTCATTGATTTAGATACTGTTGGTGAGTTTCGTTTCTTATTTGTTCCAAATTATCTCCTGCCCACAAATCAAGTGCAACATCTGCTGCTCTTATAGCATCCCAAAGATGCGTATGATTTCTCCAATCAATAATATCTTTATCAATCGCAATCAATAAATCAAGGATAATCACCTTGTATTGAAGTTCTTTTTCAGTCATAATCAACCACCAAACAGTTCATCAAACAACAAATCACCAGAACGCTCTTTTTCTTCCCATACTTTGTTAGCGTTTGCTTCAATCATTGCCTTTTCAATTTTCATATCAATCGGAGAAACTGTGCTGTGCCAGGTTCCGTTACGATCTTGCCAGAGCATTGTAAAAGTGTCGTGCTTATACTATAGGCGCACTTTCAGGGGCCCAGTTACTTGTCCCCAGTCAGTGATGATTGATAATGACTTGCTGGTCTTTCTCTGCCTTTCTGTAGGTCTGCCTGAAGTCTCTTACCAGTTCTTGTAATCTTCTTCTTCTCTTCTCTTGTATAAGGTCTCTTCTCACCTTTTGCAAGAAGAGAACCTTTAATCATATGATCTTCTTTATCACCTGATGGTTCTTTCTTCGCTGGACCTTTCTTTGAAAGGAGTTTTGTTGCTTGCTTTTCTGCGTCTCTTGCTGATGGTTTTGCTGCTGGTGCTGCTTCTCCACCTTTCTTAGCTGCTGCTCTTGCTTTAGCAGCAGCACGGCGTTCTGCTTTTACCTTTTCAGCATATGACTGCTTAACTTCAGCACTTCCACGCTCTTGTTCTGGTTGTTGAACAGTCTTAGAGACTTGCTTTGGTTCACCTATATCTTTTCTTTCTTTGTAACCAGCAGGAACTCTTGTAACCTTACCAGTCTTAGGGTCTTTAACTGACTTAAATCTCTTTCTTTCTGCCTCTGTTTTCTTACGCTCAGGACGAAGACGACCTCCAGGACCAAGTGTTCTAACTTGTGATGATTTCATTACTTCAGCATCATAAGCTGCTTCGGCAATGAACATAAAATCCTGGAAGGTACGCATCGTATGTTAAATAAACGCTTCTTGTTTATTTATATTTCAGTCAGCGTCTTTCAGTTTATCCTGGGCAGATTTACTGATTTTACAGACCAAATCATTATCATAAAAATACTTCACACGTTCGCGGCGAGCATTAAGAAGCATACCATACTCTTCCTGCTGTTGCTTAGTAAAGGTGAAATCTTGCTTACGCCAAATCTCTTTGAGTTCGTTAAGATGAGGCAGGACGTTCACAGTGTCAGTCATTTGTTCAGGATACAGGAGTTTCGGTTTCGGTGGAGACTTTGTTAGACACTTGTTTAGGCGTCACACGAACATTGTAAGGACTATTGAAGAACCTGCGGAAAGCAGTAACAACAATAAGAAGCGTTGAAGCAACACCAACCAAACCAAGGAAGGTAACAGCATCGCCACTGAAAGAATACTGGTCAGGAGTCATAATCAGAAGTCGTAGTTAGAGTTAATCAGGCGTTGAAAGGATTTATTATCATCGTTTTCATCAAAGAGTTCTTCATAAACTTCTTCAACAAAATCAGCAGGATAAAACTCCTCAACTTGAACATCGTCGTAGTGATCCATCTTTAGGAATGAACGCTTACATTATAGACGCACTTTTAGGGGCCCAGTTAATCAACCAATCTTCTTAATCTTATCTGCTTTCTTCTTCGCTTTCTTGATAGCACCACCACCAATTCCACCTTGCTTATCTAATACTTTCTTGACTTTCTTTTCAGTCTTAAGAGGTCCAGATGGTCCTTCATATGGAGCAAGAGTATAAGTTTTCACACCATCTACTTCTTTATAAGTTCCTGGAACTGCGTGAGGTGGTGTAGATGTTTTCTTCTCACAAACTAACAGAAACTCTCTAAAGGTAATCATCTTACTCATTCTTTTTGATTATTTAGTTTTACTCAAACTCAAATGTCCTATTGACCTTTCGCGGGGGTGGAGTTTGATATTGTTGAGAACTTACACCATCAATATAAACTTCTACTTTTGTTTTATCATTCCAATGTCTTACCACACCCGCCACAATGAAAGCATTAGTAATCAAATAGGTCGCAAAAATAAAAGTTCGGATAAGAGCAATCTTATCCGATTCCTTATCACATTTACTTGCTTTTTCACCGATTGCTTTCGCCCACCAGCGCCACAGGGTTTTTTCTTTCATTTTCCGTCCGCAAACACAATATTTGTAAAATCTGAATGATATACAACCACTCTTACATCTTGAGCACGATGCTTACCTTTACTTACCAAAATTGAAACATACTGTTCAGAGGTAAATGCAATCACACCAGAAATACTTTTGTAAGTGACTTCAGTTCCCTCCTCAAAAATCATACGAAAAATGCCTCAACTCCAAGATATTTAATAGTCATTGAAGTCCAGGGTCTTGTGTCCTCAATATTCACACGAGCACCGATGGTCTTACTATTGATTGGGGCGAAGTATTCTCCAGTTTTGGAGTTGTAGAAGGAGTGAATAGTCCTAGTTGGAACACCATTGTTATAGTCAAACTTGTGAGTGTTGCACAACCAAATGCTAACAACATTCCTTTTGAAATCTTCACATTCATAATAGTATCCTTCAGGTGCAGAATAAGGCAGAGGTGGAACTTCAGCAGTCATAAAACTTTTCACGGGAGAGGAGATTGATTTGCTCCTGAAGTTGTAGGATTTCTTTTTGTTGTTCTGTGATTTTCTCTTGTAGTTGTGAGATCCTCCCCTGATATTGTTGTTTAAGATCAAACACCATTTTGTTGGTGTGAGAAACGTGATGAGTCATAATCAGGTCGTGAAGGATTCAACAACTGTAGATTCAATATCTTCTGCAAGAGCAAACTTCCTTGCG